GACCCCTGACACCCCATGACAACGAGATAAATCGCCAAAAAGCCTTATGCAGTAAGCATTTACGCTAGATCATATGTAAATACAAACAGTGCTTTTGTGGCAAAATCCGCATTATATGAATCAATAACTTAGCCCCCCATTTTACCATCGAAAAATGTTTAGCCAACTTTGATTTCTACATGTGGAACTTCAACCCATTGAACGTGATTCTCAGTGTAAATTCTTGTGCTCTCTGCATCCGTGTGAGCCATACGTGCTTGTGGGCTGACACCCATTTGTGAAATCAAGAAAGCTGACAATGCACGTATCTCATGGAACGTTGGTCTTTGTGCTGGTGGCATAGCTGCCGCAACACCAACCTGATCGCGAAGTCTTGAGAATGTCCGACTGATATAATCTGGGGTCAGCTGCGTTCTGTGCTTCACTTCTTTGCTCAATCCATTCGATAGTTTTTCAGGAAGACGGTGAACCACAAATGGACTCATGACTCCATCCTTACTTCTATCAATAATAGCTTTCAGTTCATCTCCGATCGGGATAGCAACATGAGATGCTTCTTTCTGTTCAACCTTCTGACGATGAATATAAAGCGTTCCATAGATGCCGTTCTTCTGCTCATCAAACCAAATGCACCCGCATTTCCCTTCTTCTGGTTTTTTCAGGTTGTATTGGATTCGACTCACTTCTAATCTGGCATGCGTTGTCTGCAATGCCAAATCCATTGCTGTTTGTAACCACAGTGGTGCAGCTGCATGGATCTGTTGGTACCACTCAAGCGTGAGACGTCTACGTTCTTTGCTCGCTGTCTTTCTCATAAGCTTGCGTGATGCAGGGTTATCATCCATCAAGCTTTCATCCATTGCATAAGCAAACAGTTTTTTTAGAAAGCTAACCTTCCTGTTCTGCACGTTCGCACTAGCATCAGCATGGTATTGCTGCAGATATCCATTTACATGATCTAACGTGATATCGAATCCAGACACCTCAGAAAAGTATTCTTTTGCTCTGACTGCATCATTGATCAATGTGTCAGCTGTATCTCGAGATGGCTGTTCATCTTCGACTATTCTGGCTATCAGTTTATCGATATGTTCTGCGAGCGGTTTGAATTCACCTGACATACCACCGGTTTTCCGGATGAGTGAATCAACACTGACCCCGAGTGATGGTCTCATTCTCTGGTTGTATTCTTTTGCGATTGCAATGGCCATCGCTCTGTCATGACCAAGTGATGATCTGGTACCGTCTATTAGGGTTAGACGGTAACCAGCTTTTTTATCGTGATAAAGGTAGTCCGGTAAATGCCGGTGCTTAAACTCTCTGGGACGCGCTGCCATCTAATTTGCCTCTTTTAATTAAAGAGTCGACTGCTATTGATACGTTTGATTCGACACCATAGCGCACACTTTCAAATACATACGCTTTGCTATCGATAACACGACCACGGATCACACCGTTTTCAATCCATGATTTAATTGTTCTGTTGTCAGGTTTTGATTCAGCGGAGAATTCTCTGGTAGCCCACGCTGAGGCTTTCATTAATCTATCTGCCATCATTCACCACCTTTAACCCACGAATAGCCCATGAATTGCTCATGCTGCCTCCTGATGACTCAACCGTTGAACAATTGCAGACACGTATTCAATTTGGTGAAGGCAGTCATCGAGTGCTTCGTGTTTAGTTCCTTTGAATGGGATTTCTTTCTTTGGGTCAAAGCCAATCATTCTGCCCAACTCGACAACCGTTCTTACATCCCGTTCGTTATAGAAGCGCCAAGGGAGTGGGATATTGCATGCCTGGAATGCGCTTTTCAGAATAACCAGATCAAATGTTGCTCCATTTCCCCATGGTTGAACTCTTGAATCTGATGAGGATCTATTAATGAAATCGACGAAAGAACCCAACGCTGGTGCTAATGATGAATATGGAAGGTTAGCTTTAGGACGAGCATCATCAGATTGCTCCATCCACCACATGATGGTGCTCACATCCATTGTCAATCCGTACTCAACGCATGAATCCAGAGAAACTAACATGCTGAATGTTTCTCCAATCTGAGCCGACTTAGGATCAAAGAATGCAGCTGCAATTTGAAAGATTGCTGCATTGTTTTCTTTACCCATTGTTTCTAAATCAATCATTAAGTGGTTCATCAGTAATCCTCAAATCGCATGTATCAGTTCAGGGTATTGCAGGAACGGATGCGCGAACGGAATGTCATCATCGAAATCCATTGGTGGCTCTGTGTAACCAGCTGGTGGACCATTCTTTCCTGCGGCGTAGTTATAACCGCTGTTCTGTGCTTTGGGCTGGTTATTGCCAGCCGGTTGATTGTTCCCCGGGCCTGATGGTTGTCCCCATCCGCCAGAATGTTTGCTATCCAGCATCTGCATTTCGTTAGCAATGATCTCGGTGGTGTAGTGCTTCACACCTTGTTGATCTTGCCACTCCCTAGTTTGCAGACGACCTTCGATATATACCTTGGCGCCTTTTTTCAGGTATTCCCCGGCGATTTCAGCTAAGCGGCGATACAGAACGATGCGGTGCCATTCAGTCCGTTCCTGAACCTGACCTTGCTGGTCTTTCCAGTTCTGGCTGGTGGCTACCGTCATGTTTGCAACGGCGTTGCCATTCGGCATATAACGAACTTCCGGATCCTGACCAAGATTGCCAACCAGGATGACTTTATTTACACCTCTAGCCATTTGCGACCTCTTTGATTGATGCTTGGACTAATGAGCGGAATGCTGCACGAAGTGAGCGTGAGTTCAGATAAGTTCTGACATTAGGATTTGATGCAAAAAAGCTTTCTATTACATCTTCAGCTCTTGGTGCTAATTCGTTGCTTGCAAACTCTTCGTTGATATAACCAACAGCATCGATTGTTTTATCGATAGCCTCTTGTTTTAAGGAGTCCATCAATTCGGAAAAATCATCGAATTTCATGTACTGCTCTCGCAACCATTCTGCACTCAAAGATGGAACGTCTGATGTATCAGCTAAATCGACACTTGGTTGATGGCTATCTTCACCAATTACAGCAGCTCGCATTACCTGAACAATGAGAAACAATTTTTTCTCTCCATTCATTTTTGTAATGAAGTGAAATCCAGCAGCTACAGCGGTGATCAATTCACGTTTAAATAATGGAAGACTGTTATTCGTCGTTCGCACACAACCATCTATATAAGTAGCCAATTCATGTTGTTCTTCAGTACCACACTGAACACCATTTGTTTCTAGAGATGTCATTGCGAACATCCGTTCTCTATGGGTGTATTTTTCCTTAACCCCAAAAATGGCAATCAATTCACATAAAAATCTAGGCCATTCTTTTTCTGGTGTTTCGACTTCGATTTCATCCAGTGTTTTATCTGAAAAGTCTTCTTCTGATTCAGCAACGAACGGCAGCTGGTAGTTGTCATCATCACTCTGATACGGTTCCGCTACTGACTCAACAACCAATTCGTCTTCGCTTGGTATTTCATTCTGAGCATCTTCTTCAATTTCAGACGGAATGAGCTTCATCACCTGCCGCGCGGATTGCTCTCTTTCAGCAATAATGCTGTTTGCTCTCGACTCAATCATGTCGATGATGATCTGACCTTGTGTTTCCAGAAGATGGCGGCTCAGTCGTTCTGATGGTCGACGTTCTCCCTGCCATTCTTTATCGAAGATGATCACGGCAGATGCAAACCCGCTTGAAGATGGTTTATCTTTTTTTGGGTCTCGCGGCACATACCAGGCTGGAGTTTGAAAACCAATACGGCCGGATATGAACTGAATGAAATCTGCATCTTCTGGCCACCAACCATCACTGGTTGCAGCTTTCAGCAGCAGCATGATCTTTGCGCCTTGCTCACGCTGTTCCCGGCAATATTGCAACACATGCTCAATGCCAGTAATTGGGGTTCCATCTTCATCAGCGCATGGGCGAGAGTAGGGTGGGTTAGCGAATGCTGCACCGCCAAATTGTTTAAGATCACCAGCCCAGTCTTGAGTGAAGGCATTGATTTCAGCTGTGTAGTAGTTGGCTGCCAGCTGGTTTCCGTCATTAGCGAACAAGTCAAGAACCACTGGTCCAATCTTAGGAGCGAAGTGCCAGAACAGGCCGAAAGCCAGAGGCTTTGGTGTTTGCCATTGGTCACCGATTTCTTTTAGTTTATGGTCTGCATGCAATTGCAGTTCAGCAAGCCGCTGGGCGTAGGCGTTCATTTCTACCTCTGACAGTTTGTTTTTGTTTCGCAGCTGCTTTGGCTTCCTGTTCCGCCTTTTTCTGCTGCTGTTCCATTAATCGTTTATATGACTTTGCTTCATGTTTGGCGGCGGCAAGGCAGTCATCGAAACACTTACCAGGACGAAATACGGGCTGATTGTCATAAAGACGCAATGACGCCTTCACGCCTTCACGCCTTCACGCCTTCAGCGAGAGCAACGCCGACATAACCATCTTTCTGCAATAACTGAGTGATGTTTTTCTCAATGAATTCGCGTGGGTTCATTGCTTCACCACATATTCAATAACTTTAATTTTTCTGCCTGTTGCAGCTGCAAGACCAAATCCGTTGTTGATGATGCGCGTGCTTTTTTTGCGTTTAACCAATCCAGATTCAGACAGAACATGCAGACCATTGCGCACAGCCTGTCTCGAAATACCCATACGACCGAGCCCTTGAGCCAACGCTTCTGTCTCAGTGAGTGCACCTTTACCTGTCATCCACTCAAGGATCTTGTGTTGGAGTGGCGTAATAGAAATGGTGTTATTTTTGAAATCTGTGCTCATTTGGTCGCCTCATGCTGTAATTGATGCGTTCGCTATGCAGATATTTCGTACCATTCCAATACTGATCTCGAACTTTTCACCAATGATTCGGTATGGAATGTTGTACTGGCGCTTTAGTTCACGAATAAGGAACTTGTCATGATCATCAACCGGGTTGTATCTCAGACTGATGCCATTAGCCTGGGCGATGCCTTTTAGCGTTGAGTAAGATAGCCCTAGTTCGTTAGCGATATCTTTTGCTGCTTTGGTGCCGGCCAGTCTTGCTACCGACGCAACAAGAGTTTCTCTGTCTTGGAAAGACGAATGACTATGTTTCATCGAGTGCTCCTTATTCTTGTATTACAGACCTCACAGCCTGCGTGGTGGTAGATGACATCTTTCGATGTGTTCCCACTAGGCGGGATCGAGCATCACGGTGCCGCCTCATTGTTCCGTGATTCCCCCACCAGGCGAGCCGCTGGTGACCGGTTCATTCCCTGACAAAAGAGCCTTGGCGCATCTGGCGAAATTAGAGCGTTGCAGTATTTGACTTGTTTCGACTACTACGAATAGCCAAACAAGGTGTTGTGCTACGAACACAACGGCGGATTGTTTTGCGGCTAGCCTGACACAGCCCTGAGTTACTCGAAATTCCTTGATTACCCATGCAAGCATGGCGCAAGGCTTCTCATTCGCAGCTATCTCGAATGTCAAAACAATCCCCGTTGTGCCCCCGTCTTTCCGGGGTGTCCGCAAATCGCTACAACATCCGGCGCCCAAACCAGAAACCGTATTCTGGTGCTCGCTAAACTTGAAACTATGCCTGTACCGGTCTATGTCGTTTTGATCATCGCCTGACAAGGATTGGTCATCGATGGCTGCCAGCGTTATTTCCGCCACATCTGGCTTGGCGGGACTTTCAGAGTGAGCATCTGAAAGCCTCAAAGGCTGAGGCTTTCAGATACTAACTATTCAGCGTCAGATACTTTCTGTAACCGTTCTTCATCGAACCACTGAGGAAGATCAGCCGGATTACCCTTCACATAATCCGGAGCAATCTCTGCCTGACTGGTTCCATGAAGTTTGAGGTAAACGCCAACGGCAGTTCCTTCCAAACCTGTCACTGTGTCTTTGTAGCGTTGCCCTAATACGATCATTGATTGGTTCCTTAATGTTGTTGTTTCGTCGGGCTTTCACCGACTGCCTGCTCCAACAGTCATCTGTCTTTCCAGAGCCAGCAGGTCACTCGCTTCTTTTTCAGGTTGCACACCAGTCGGCGAGGAGACCTTTCTGGTGGAGAGCTGCGGAGTAGGCGAGCCCTGTTGCCGGTGTTAACCACCTCCGGCTGGGTAACCCATATGAATTAGTTTAGATAACAAAACATTTGTGTCAACAATAAATGTTTAGCATTCTAAACTTTTTTGGGGTGGGTACAAAAAAACCGCCCGAAGGCGGCTAATCCTAGTCTATTGCTATTAGCTGTCTGCTATTCCTTTACACGCTTTCAGGTTGTGTAATGCCCTATTAAAATCCCACAACGGAATTCCATGACCATCAAATGTTTTGTCATAAGGCCAAAAGCGGACCCTAAAGCTTGCTGAACTTCCTTGCGCCATCTCCGATATGATCATTGCGGTTTTTTCAAAATTGAATCCAATAGAGTGCTGGCCAAGCTTAGTATCAACTTCGATAAAGTCGTTTTTATCTATTTTTAGACCGAGACCATAAATGTCATTGTGAAATGATGGAGCGTTGTCAGAAGATATAGCTTTGCTATAGAGTGCGGCAATGAATTTCCCTTCATCGGTTGCGGTAATTTTAATGGAAACAATTAATAAGTCAGAGCCCTGCACGCCAACATAAGCGATTGGGGATTCAATAACGCACTGCTTTTTATTGGTCATTTCATCAACTTGATCGAAAACTTCCCATTTATTGTTTTCTGTTATTTTCACTTGTTCTGATGATATGGATGATTGTTCCGTAGTTTTGGATACATTCATGTCTGACTGTTTCATCTTGCCATCACAACTATGATCTTGATATGAAATGCTTCCTTTTGAATCCTTGCATTCATAAATTTCAGAGTAAGAATTAGTCGAAATAAAAAACAACAAACATATAAATAAATTTCGCATAATCAACGCCTTACTCAATAATGGATGATTTACAAAACGGACAGACCGTAGCATCCGTTTTTATCAATTCAGCGCAGTGTTTACATGGCGTTCTGGTTCTGTCATCAAGGTAGGCAGCAGCAACTAAACCAAGAGGGCAAAGGAGCGCACCAAGGAAAAACCCATTTACTGCGTTGTTTTTGTTTCTGGCCATAAAGGCGCCAGTCATCCCAAATAAAAGAATTGCAAAAAATTCGTAAGTTGCTAATTCAGTGGAAAACTTTGCTATTGGCCGGATATAGAAGAATATGGCAATGCCCGTAAGTAATAATTTTATTGCGTCTGATAAGTTTATATTTTTTTGATTATTTTTAACTGAATTGAACAAAAGCTTGTTCGGTGACTGACGAGCTGGCTTGCTGGTATATGATGGTTCTACTTCTTCTTTTGTCTGATCAGGGTCAATGTAAGCCATAATCACTCTCCGTGTTGATTACAAAACCTTACTTTACGCCCCAATCAGAGCCATTGTGAAGATCCATAAAGCAAAAAACCCGACAGATGCCGGGTTTTAATAATTAGAGTTCAATAAATTTATTAACCGCACATGTTTACCAGTTTCTCAGTCATTTTTATTACAGTTTCTGCTTGTTGCTTGGTAAAGCAAACCGCTAGTTGATAATCAGCCATGTGTCTTTGTGTCTTCATATTCTTAAGCATGAATGATAACTGCGTTCTTGTTTTTTTATCTAGTTTTTCTGAGTTGTCGGCATCCGAGCTAATTAGATATTCTGTTAATGCTTCGTGTGATCCACAAGCGTAGTTTGGTATTGGACCTGTAATCGTGGCATGAGTTTTGTGATAGGCGCAATAATATGCTCTTGATGCGGCCACTCTATGAGATATTTCATCATCATTAGCCATAAGGTCTTTCGATATTTTTAAAAAATCACCAGGTTCAACAGACATTCAAGACTACCTTTTTAATTGTCTAGTACATCTCTGAATACTACAGATACGTTTTTGCCTAATAAGTCATCGTTATCTGCCAACGCAAAAGATGCATCAATATTTAGATCTGCTAATTTATCAGATGATTGATTTTTAACAGAAATAATGAACGCTAAAGTTGAGTCAGCAAAAACGAACTGGCTGTCAGTATGGGGAACTTTGTGATTATCAGCGACTTTAAGAGCCACATTGGTTAGCTTATCTATATCAGCCAGACTTAACTGAGAGTTTTTTTCAGCCAACCCGTAAAGGTCAATGAATTCATTTCGGATATCAATCACCTTGCTGCACTCCTCTGAGTCTTGGCCTAGTATGCCTATCAGTTTTTTAGTGCATAGCTCTACACCATCCACATCACCAGAATATCCTAAAAAGGCCAGAGCTGAAGACAGCATTTGATAATCATCAAACCATCTGTGATACATGCAATATGCCTGCTTAGCCTCATACATCCGGTTGATTCTTTTTAAGAAAATACAAAAATTACAAATGGTTGAGTATTCGGCATGCATACGAATCGCTCGCTCAAATTGAGCTATAGCATCATCGTTCTTACCTTGAGCAGCCAATAGGAACGCCTTCAGCTCATCCTTCTCAAATGGATGAGGAAGTCTGGATATTTCTCGGTCATATCGTTTAATGTCGAACTCTGAGATTTGTTCAGAATTATCAATGAACGATGACAAAATATCTCTAATTTCAGTAGCTTTACTGACTGGTATTGCTGCGACCATGCTTTGGAGTGCTCAATGGTTTAACGGATGCGGCGATTGAAAAATCACTCAACCTTAGTCTAAGACTAAGTAGATACATTTTCTAGTGAGGTAGCACTGGTTTTTAATACAGATGATCTTACCAAAGCTTCGATGACCACCATACGCGACCGAGCACAGTTACTCGCTCTTGGCGTTGTTCTTTCGTTAGAACCTCATCAGGGAACTCTTCATTGTTGAATGATCGAATCAACAAGCCACCATCATGACGTTCGATCAGCACTTTTACGCGAAGAAGTTCACCATCTCGTATTGCATAAGTGTCGCCATCTACAATTTTGGTTTTGCTGGTATCAATGCCAACTACATCACCATCATTAAGAACAGGGCTCATGCTGCGGCCTACAACCCTGGCAACCTTTGCACAATTAGGGCTGACGCCTTGTTTATTCAACGTATATCTACGAAAAGGGAGTTCGTATTGCTCTACTTCAACAATCGCAGGGACACCATTTCCTGCTGAAAGCTCAACGTCAATGAGAGGCACTGTAATAAACTCATCCTTGTCCTGATTTGATGATTCCCACTCAACGGCCACCAGCTTGCTTTCAACAGCGTTAGGCTCTGGGCCATCACCAGTTAAAAGCCAATCCGGAGGAACGCCAAGAACCTTGGCAAGTTTCAGTAGATTCGGGCCAGTAGGATCAGAAGAGTCACTAAGCCACTGGCTCACTGTTCCCTTAGAAACACCAGTAGCTTTCACGAGTTCTGCGGCCCTCTTCATACCAAGGGCAAGCATTCTTTGTTTGATGCGATCGGATATGTTCATGTTTAACAAACTAAACATTTCGGCGTTCAATGTCTTGCTCTCTTTTGTTTTGATGTCTAAACTAATTCTCGTTAATTTTGTTTAGATGGCAGAACATGAAACTAGATGAAGCAATTTCTATGTTCGGGAATAAATCCCGAGTCGCCAAAGCGTGCCAGGTAACAAGATCTAGCGTTACCCAGTGGGGTGACGACATCCCAAAAGACAGAGCGCTCACCATTCGGCGTGTCTATCGAAAATTACTTCGCAGTCGACAACGGGACGCTAAAGCAAGAATCAACGGAGTTAATGATGGCTGATAACTTGAAAAACAACACGTCAAAACTAACCGACGTTTCTCCTGATGTGCTGGTGGCCGCTCAGCTACTAGGTCACCGGCTGAACATCAGTGAATTAGCTCGGCACATGGGTAAATCACCAACCATTCTGGCAAACAAACTCAACCCAGATTGCGATACACACCATTTAACACTGGGTGAGGCTGTGGCCATTACTGAGCTGTCTGGCGACAACGGCATTTTGGAAAGCTGGGCTCATCTGCGCGGAAAACTGCTGGTGGATATACCTGCTGGCTCTGTAAACGATGAAGACCTTGCAGACCAGGTCATGCTGGCTCAGGCAGTGTTTGGAAAGATGATGCAGGTTATTCACGATGCTCGCAAAGACGGAGTGATTGATCGCATTGAGCAGACTGATATCGAGCGAGCTGGGGTTGAGGCTGCACAACAAGTGATTGGCTTGATTAAAAGTACAGGAGCCAATGTGAGGCAATTAGCTCCTGCCAAAGCTACAGCATCCACCTAATAACTACATGGGATAAAAGGTGATAGCTGAATTCTAAATCAAGAATTTTTTACTGGTAGCTGCGAGATAAGCCAGCTGTAAAAAAGAAATGCCCCGCACTGCGGGAACAGTCGGGGCGCGGTTCAACAGGAATATAAGGAAACCTTGAACATGAAAAAGAATAACAGTGCATCGGGGAAACGACAAGGGCTCAGAGCCGCCATGCTGTGTCGCCCAGGTATCGGCTGGGGATGGTACCTGAATGGGCAGCGCATCACTCGTGATGAAGCAGAAGCCCTGCTGCAGGAGGCTCGCAATGTCCGTTAATCTCGAAATGCCTCCGCGCCTGCCAACTCGCCGAGCTGCAGCGCGATATGCAGAGAATCTTGGCTATCAGCGTGTTGGTAAGCATTTCATGAGTGGCAACAGGTTCGCAGTTATTGAACGCATGCCGGCATCCGGCACATACAAAGTGATTGTGGGGGTGCCGACATGAGCGCCGTAGTTCAACTATTTCCAAATAACAGACAGGATAGTTCTGTCACGGAGGTTCGCGTGGCTGACTGTGATGATGGTTATACACGCATTGCAAATGAGCTAATTGATGAGCTATTGGCTGCTGATTTAACTGTTCGCCAGATGAAGGTTGCACTGGCTGTCATTCGCAAGACGTATGGCTTTAACAAGAAGCATGATCGTATAACCAACACTCAAATTGCTTCAATGACAGGGATTCATTTCACCCATATTTCAACGGTGAAAAATGAGCTTCTTGATAAGCATGTACTGGTGATGACTGGTCGTGAAATTGGACTCAATAAGGTCATTTCCGAGTGGGAAATCAACATTAGCCAAAACAGCAAAACATTAGCCAAGTCAGCTAATAAAAGTTTAGCTAAGTCAGCTAATCAAGGTTTGCCAAGTCAGCTAAACACAAAAGACACTTCTCAAAAGACAATAAAAACAAAAAACAAAAACATTAGCGCAGAGCCATCTTGCGATGACTCCACGCAGGTCGATGAAAACCAGATTGAGAAATTTCTTCCTGCAGAAAAACCAGCAGAGCCAGAATCACCAACCGTGATTGAGTTGCCTCTGAACACTGGCAAGCAATACCAAGTAACACAGGCATTCGTTGACGAGATGGCAAGCCTGTACCCAGCAGTCGATGTGAATCAGGAACTCAGAACCATGCGTGGTTGGTTACTGACAAACCACGCGAAGCGAAAAACCAGCAAGGGGATTGGCCGATTCATCAACAGCTGGCTGTCTCGCTGTCAGGACAAGGGCGGCAGTTCCGGAATGGTTCAGTCATACCAGCCGAGAGAATCCAAAGCGGCTGCGTGGGAAGCATCAAGCACCGACACTTCATGGGCTGACAATCTGGGGTTATGACTATGGCAATGCAATCACTTACTAAAATCGTTCAAGACTTTCAGCAGCATGGTTTACCTACAGTGCCTGAAGACGCCAAGCGAGCATCGATGAGCAAAGGCGATGCCGAGTTGATCAACGGTGTTTTTGAGCAGATGAAAGCGATATTCCCTGCATGGCAACGTGCATTCCCACTTCCTAAAGCAGAGGCTGCAGCCAAGAAGGAATGGACTAAAGCACTGATTGAATCAGGCATTACGACTGAACAACAAATCAAGTTTGGTCTGCAACAGGCTCGAGGGCAGAACCTTCCGTTCTTCCCAAGTCCAGGACAGTTTATCAGCTGGTGTAAACCAACACCTGAAATGTTCGGATTACCATCTGTTGAAATGGCGCTGATGGATGTTGCTCGGCACCGTTCTACTCATCCAGCTGTCGTTCTGGCCGCCAGATCAACCAAGTGGGAGAGACAAACGCTTAGCGCAGAAGAGTACAAGGCAGTATTTGAACGTGCATATGAGCAGTTAGTTCGTCGAGTAATGGCTGGGGAAGACCTGAACTGTGAAGTCATGAAAGCACTGCCAACTAAAGATCAAATCAAACACAGCCCTGAGTTCTATCACGAAGCAGGCCAGAGAGGTCTTGAAAAGTTACGCGCTGCAATGAGGAGACATGGGTAATGGAAGTGTTCTTAGTTGTGCTGGGTTTGATGATTGGTGCTGCCGTGTTCTCTCTGGTAGCAGCCGGATCAAAAAAAGATAAATACCACGATGATGATCTTGAGCGCACAGACGTGGTTTCTGATGACGTTCGTCTGGTTCAGTCCTGCAATGAGTTAAAACAACTAGCCGCCAGAGTGCGGAAGGAGACAAAGCATGGGTAAATTAATTTGGTGTATGGGTTTCATTATCTGGGCTGTGCTGGTGGTTGTTATTCAGGTCAGCTATGTCAATGAACAGATTCCGGTTCCAGAGCTGTTGGAGTTCGGCACGAATTTCATAATGGTGATGCTGGCAGCAACGCTGGCAATCACATATTGGCGCCAGATATTGAAAGGCTGTTGGTATGTCCTGCTATGGGTTCTCCGGTTGCCCGGGTTATTCATCATGCTGGTGGCTACGGTTATCGGAAAACTGATGATCATATATGACAGGGCTCTCATGAAAATGAATTCATTCGTATCACCAGCCAAGAAAGGTAACTACCTATGAACAAGATTGCTGATACATCACTAATTTCAGCTGAGTGTTCATCATTGATTCGTATCTATTCACCAGGAC